AGCGTGAGGGATTGCGCCGCGCCGCCACCGCCGACGAAAGCGCCAGCCTCACCCGCCATGGAGGTGCCGGCGTAGAACCCGCTGGAAGTCAGGGATCCGGCCGCTGCAGGTGTGTAGAGGGAGGTGTTCAGCAGCCCATCCAGGCCGCCCCAGCCCGTGTTGACCGCGGCGCCGCCTGGAAAGAACGAGCCGAGGCCGCCGGGGCTGGTCAGGCCATCATAGGCCGTGCGGAGAGTGCTGAAGCTGCCTGCGCTGCCCAGGCCCCCGCCACCACTGCCACCGGCTGGCGTAGCAGCCTGTGCCGCCCCACTGCCGAATAGCCCGCTCAGGTTGAGCGAACCGCCGCCACCGATGCCGAGCTGGCTCAGGCCGAGGCCCTGCACGATGGGCGCCACGATCGGGCGGATGACAGCCTGCGCCGCGATGCTGGCAAAGGTCGAGATCGCCGCGCGGCGAAAGCTGTCCATCAACCCACGAAAGCCGTTGCCCGTGCCCTCAAAGGCCCGCGCGAAGGCGTCGCCGAAGAACGACGTGATGCGATCGGTGGTGCGGGTGTTCTCCTGCTCGATCCGCTTGGAGGCCTCCTCCGCCGCCTTGATGGCGGGGTCGGCAGCCGCCACGGCGCGGTTGTAGGTCTCCTGCGAGATGGCGCCCGCGCCCAGCAGGTTGTTCAGATGTGCGAGCTGCTCGGCGTATTTCTCGGCCTCCGTCCGCACCGAGGCAGTGACGGTTTCGCCCTCACGCATCAGCGCCTGGCGATCCTTCTCGATATCGGCGACGGCGCGCATCACCTCGGCGAGGGATTCATCCGTCTCGATCCGCCCGCGCGCTGCCGCGTCGAGCGCCTTGAGGCCATCGGCCAGCTCGTCATTGGCCATGCGCCGCAGACGGGCGGCACCAGCGGCATCCGTATCGCCATTGGCGAGGCCGGCGTCGATGGCTGTGATGCGCGTCGCATGATCGGCGCGGAGCTTGCGCTCCTGATCGAGAGCGTCGCGTGCTTCGTTGAAGGCCGTGGTCTGGGTGGTGCGGGCGGCAGCCGCGCGCCGTGCCGCCGCGGTGGCCTCCTCGGCCTGGCGGATCTCATCGGCCTCGGTGTGAGCCTGGTTCCGGCGCGCCAGCCCCTCACGGATGATGGCGTTCTCCGCCTCGATGCGCTGGCGGAGCTCGGCCAGCCGCTCCTCACGCGGCTGGGTCTGGGCGGCGGTCTCCTGCAAGCCGCGCGAGATCGTGCCGCGGCGGGGGGCAGCGTAGAGGCCCGGCTCGCCGCTCAGCGAGGCGAGTTCGGCCTCAAGGCGCGCGACACGCGCTTGCGCCTGGACCACATCGAATTCGGCCTGCTCGGCGGGCGAGCGCGGCCCGATGCCGCCGCTGACCCGCCCGACGGCGGCCGCCGCGGTGGTCGCAGCCCGCGCAATGGCCTGGGACAGACCCAGCGCCTGGTCGAGCTTACCGACGAATTCCACCATGGCCTGGCCGAGTACGCCAAAGGCGCGGCCCATGGTCGGCGTGAGCTCGTTGAACTGCTTGTTGATGGCCTCGCTGGCGCGCAGCAGCGCCTGGAACACGCGGTCCGAGGTGAGCTGGCCTTCGCTGCCCATCGTGCGGAGCTGGCCGACGCTCACGCCAAGCTGCTGCGCCAGCGCCTCGGCCAGGGTGGGCATGTTCTCCAGGATGGAGCGCAGCTCGTCGCCTTGTAGCGTGCCCGACGCCAGCGCCTGCCCCAGCTGCTGCACGCCAGCGGCGGCCTCCTGGGTAGAGGCGCCCGAGATCAGCCCCGCCTGCTGGATGGTGCGGGTGAGCTGCAGCACTTCGCCATTGGTGGCGCCGATGGCCCGCGCCGCCACCGAGAAGCGCACAAAGGCGCCCGCGCTCTCGGAGATGGAGGCGCCGGTCTGCTGGGACATCGCCACCAGCTCGGCGTAGACGGCACTCGCCGCTTGCACGCTGCCGGTCGCTGCGCGCAGCTTATTCATGGTGTTGGTGTATTCGTCGCCAATGCGGGCGATCTGGACCACGCCGGCCGCCGAGGCTGCGCCCAGGGCCGTGATCGCAGCGGCGGGCGAAGTCAGTGCCGAACCCAGGCTGCCCATGCTGGAGACGACGCCCTGCGTCGCGGCACCCAGCAGGTTCAGCTCGCCCCGCATGCCGCGCATCGCGTCGATGTTCTTGCGCAGCGCCTGCTCGGCGCGCTCTGCGCGGGTGGCAAGCTGCGGCTGGGCCTTGATCAGCGCGTCATAGGCGCGGCCGGCTGCGGCACTCTCGGTGGCGGCCGCGCGCAGGTCGCGGATCACCTGGTCCGCGCCCTCGGTGGAAAGGCGCAGCACCCAGCGATTGGCAGAGCCGGACATGGTCAGCCTTTCAGGGAAGCCGCCGCACGATCGATGAGGTTGGGGAGCCGCCGCGCCCAGCTGGCGGCGATGGGACGGGGCGCTAGGCGCTTGGGCAGGGTCACGCTGTCCTGCAGCCAGAACATCACGACCTCGCGGGCGCGGCCGCGTGCGAGCTGCTGCCGCGTGGCGCCACGCACAGAACCGCCTCGTGTGGTGCGGGCCTCGACCAGCACCAGCGCCGGCTTGCCGCGAAACACCCGTAGCTCGAGCTTGCGGAGAAAGCGCGTCTCGACCTCGCGCGGGGTGAGCTTGGCATTCCAGCGACCGCGCGGCACGGCCGCGGTGGGGATGGCGAGATACCGACCGCGGCCGCGGATGGTCACACCCTCGGAGAAGGCCTCGATGATATCGGCCGCGTTGCCGGAAGCGGAAAGCTCGCTGGCCGCGCGCATGGAGACGCGCGGGGCTTTCGGAAAGGTGCTCTGGCGCACCGCATTGCCCAAGCGTTGGCCCATGCCCACCGAGCGGATCATGGCGCGGATGTCCTGCTGGGCGCCTTTGCCGGCGGCGTCGATGCCGACCGAGATGGACTGGGCTGCCACGCGAGAGCGGGAGCTCAGCCAGTCGGGTGGAGCGATGCCCTCGATGCGCGCAACCAGCCGCGGAGCCGACATGCCTGCCTCCCGAACTGATAACTATAGTTGACAGCCAGGGGGCTGTGAACCATAGTTATCAGGTGTTTGAAGTCCGCAAGACCGATGTGTTCGCCGCGTGGATCGGGCAGCTATCCGATCCCCAGGCCGTCCGCCGCATCGCCATTCGCATTGCCCGGCTTGAGGCGGGTCTGCTCGGCGATGTGAAGCCGGTGGGCGCGGGCGTCTCGGAGGTGCGGATCGATTATGGCCCAGGCTACCGGGTCTATTTCGTCCAGCGCGGCCGGATCCTGATTGTCTTGCTGTGTGGCGGCGACAAGGCGTCCCAGAAGCGGGACATCAACAAGGCCCATGCGTTGGTCGCGGAATTGGAAGATTAGCGATGCCCATCAAGACGACAGCCTTCGATGCAGCGGAATACCTGACAGAGCCTGCTGACCATGCGGCGCTGCTCACCGATGCGTTCGAGACCGGTGACCCTGGCTACATCGCCAACGCGCTCGGCATCATCGCTCGCGCTCGTGGCATGTCCCAGGTGGCACGTGATGCTGGCGTTAGTCGGGAGGCGCTCTACAAAGCGCTGAGCCCGGACGGGGACCCGAAGCTGAGCACGCTGCTGGGCGTGGCCCGGGCGCTCGGCTTTCGGCTGACCGCATCGGCGGCATAGGCCGACCGGACGTCGGCCAAAGCTAGACATCACTGCCTGCATCGCGCCCCTTGGCCACACCTGCGACAATTCCCCGCGCCGCCTGGGTGATGAGATACGCCGCCGCGCGCCCCTCCACCCCAAAGGCTGCGGCCAGCGCGAGGGCCGCCCCGGCATCCACTGACGCCCCCGCCATGTCCTGGCGGATGGAGGCCTCCACAGCCTCCAGGACAGCTACCCCTTCGCGGCTTTGCGGGGCGTGGCGGATGGCGGGGCAAGCGCCGCATCGCCCGTTGCCACCGGCGAGGCATCCGGCGCAGTAGCGGTCACCCCCGCCCCATCGCCAGGCAAGGAACTCCCGGAGCCGTTTCCCTCCGCGAGCAGCGGCCCGACCGTCGCCTCATAGGCCCGGGCAAAGGCAGGCCCTGCCACGGGGTGTGCGGCGAAAGCGTCGAGCGCTGCCCCGGTCGGCGCCAGGGCGCTGCCATCCTCGCCGGCAATGCCCTCCCAATCCATGATCTGATCGGCCAGCGCTCGCGTGCGGGCGAGCGCAAAGGCGCCCTCCAGACGCGCCACCGCGACGGTATCCAGCGGTGCTGTGTCGTCGCCCGCATTGGCCACCGACTTCATCGCGGCATAGGCCTGGAAGGCCTGATACTCGACGGCACGGAGGATGGCCGTATCCAGCGGCGGCACCTTCACGCGCAGGCCGCCGCCGATTTCGACCCAGGAGGGCTCGGGCTTGAGATTGAGTTTCAGCATTGCGCGGCCCTCAGCTGTAGGTGGCGGTTTGGTTGAGCAGCGTCGCGCGCATCATGCACGCGGCGGTCGTATCAAAGCTGCCGGTGCCGCGGACTGGGATATCAATCCCCATCGGCCCCTCCAGCCGTGGGCCGGTCGGGGTCAGCGTCATGCGCGGCAGGAAGATGGTCAGCGACTTCGTGCCGCTGATCGTCAGCGCGTAGCTGAACGAGCAGGGCGTGCCGGCGATGGCATCCGTCAGGATGGTAGCGTTGGCCGTGGTGAGCCGGACCGTGCCCTCGAAGGTGGCGCTGGGTTCGGCCCAATCGATGCCCTCGATGCGGCGGTCGTTGCGGATGGCCTTCACGGGCTCCATCGAGTTCGAGAAGTTGATGGTCCCCGTCATGAAGGCTGGCAGCGCCGCGGCATTGCGCTGGACGCTCCCCTGAAAGCGATTGAACCGCTCGAAGGTGGCCGTGGTGGGGGTGCCCGGCACGGAGGTGAGGTTGGGCGTGTAGCTCAGCCCCATCAGGCCGAAGGTCACGTCGGCCGCCCCGCTGGGCTGGACCGGCAGGCTCATGGTGTTGGCCCGCACGCCGAGATAGCCCTCATGGGCGCCCGTCACATCGCCATAGACCTTCTCGAAGGCGGCGCTGGGCAGGGCGTTGGAGCCGGATTGAAAGACATGCGTGAAGTTGGTGGTGCCGGAACTGGTGGGCGCACCCAGCAGCATGCGCAGCCAATGGCCGATATTGGTCAGATCCAGCGGCACCACCGCATCGCCGGCGAGGTCGATGAAGTCCCGATAGGGATCCATCGGATCGCGTGTCGTGGCGGGGCTGGAGAGCACCACATCGGTCTGGATGTTTTCGGTGGGGGCGAGGCTGAAGGACTTCACCGGCAGCTTGCGATAATTGCCGGTGGGCTTCACGCCCTCGGTGGCCTCGGTCTGCTGGAACAGCGAGACGGCTTTGCCTTGTGCGCCAACGGGCATCGCGGCGATCTCCTTGCAGGATGGGGATGGATGGGTGGGGGAGGCTCAGCCTGCGGGGCTGTCGGCCAGGTAGTGCAGCCGCACCGGGAGGGTGGCGGCGAAGATCGGCGGTTGCTGGCCCATGCCATCCAGCGCTGGGGAGGCAGCCACTTCCGTCTCGGGCAGAGCCATTTCTGCCCAATCCACCGCGCCACCGAGGGTGGGGTCGGCCAAGAGGCGGGCGCCGATGATCTGCATGGCGGTGTCGCGCACGGCATCGCTCTCCGCATCAATTGTGATGAGGGCGACCCAGATGATTTCGTATTGGAGGGGGGAGAGAATGGGCTCCGCCGCCTCGCAGGCGCCCTGGTGGATGGTCACCAGCGCGTAGCCGGGCGGAATGGTCTCTGGTGTGCCGGTGGCGCGGGTGAGGAGGTGCCCGGCCGGCATGCCCACCTGGAGCGATGCGAGCAGGGCAGCGATCGCGTCGGCCTGCACGCTCACCGGACGGAAACCCGGTGCGTGAGCATGCTCTCATCCAACTGGACATCGAAGATATCGCGCAGCCCGTCCCAGGGCATGACGCCCCAGGGCTCCCGGCCCGAGCCCAGTTCCAGCTTGGCGCCTTTGATGGGTAGGGGCAGCTCCGCGACGCGGATGGAGAAGACCCAGCCGACCTGGCGCACATGATGCTGGCCCATATCGGCCAGCGGGTCGGGCTGGCGTCGCAGCACCCGGCAGGGCACGGGTGTGCCATTGCCGGGTGGCAGGTAGACCGCGTCCTCGCCGAGATTGGGATCGGCGTGGAGCACGGCCAGGGCTTCGGCGAAGGCGTTCATGCGGGCCGCCGCAGGCGCCAGGCCAGCACGCCGATCACGGCCGCGGCGATCAGCGCGATAGCGACCGCCGGCGCCAGGGATCCCAGCGCCTGGATGGCAGGAGTCGCCTGGACGACGGCGGTGGCGATACCCGCCGCGCCGACCAACATGGCGCCGCGACCGGTGTCGGTGATGGCAGCGACGTCACGCAAGGTGACCGGCGGCGCAGGTGGCGCCCCGGCGAGGGTGAGCGCGCGATCGATCACCGCGGCTGGATAGGACAGCCCGGCGCATTCATGATGGATGATCGCCTCCACGAGCGGGCGCAGATGCGCGTGGCTGTGCAGGTCGATGGCCTCATCAGGACCAACACCGATCCGCCGCGACACCGCGGCGATATACGCCTCGGTGTCGTTCTCCACCTTGGGCGCCCAACGCGAGATGATCGCACGCGGCGTGCGCAGCTGATGTCGGTCCTGGTATGTGGTCAGCAGCAAGGCCAGGGCCCGGATGCCCAACTCATGGCTGGTGAAGCGGCAGAACCGCCCATCCGAGGGCGGCTCGGCCAGGCCCTGCCATTTGTTGGTCGGGACATGCTCGATGTTGCCCGGGTTGCGGTTGCGGTAACCCCGCGTGGCCTTGGGATCCATCGACTTAAGGACCGGGCTCATGTGCCCACCGCCGGCACGCGGTTAAGCCACACCCGCACGGTGGTGTCCGCAGCCAGCGCTGCCAGGCTGGCGATGCCGACCTGGAAATTGCCGGTGGCCGTGGTGGTGAGGCGACGATTGGTGTCGTCCCAAAAGAGCCGCGCACCCGCGGTGATGCCCAGGGCGGGCTGCTTGGTGATGTCAAAGACGCCCTTGGTCTGGCACTCGATGACGGCGTTTTGCACGCCATCGACGGCGGCCACGCCAAAGATCGCACCGACCAGGACGCCCTGGCCGGAGGTGACGCCGCTCGCATAGGGGACGGCAAGCGCCAGGCTGTCGCCGGGCTGCACGTAATTGCGCATGGGGATGAGGTCTCCAGAAACGCAGAAACCGCCCGATGGGGCGGCCTCTGCATGGATTGGTGATGGATGGAGTGATGGGTGGCGGTCGGGATCAGGTGCCCGGATTGAACCAGGCGCCGCGCCAGTCGATGGCACCGACGCCGAAGTCGAAGATCACCGAGACCTCGACGCCATCGACGCCCTGGACGTTCCCCGTGGTGACCTGCGGACCCTCGGCGCCGTTCAGGTAGCCGTAGACGTAGACGGGGGCCGCAATCGGGTCCGAGAAGAGGTACCAGCGATTGGCGCCGATCTGCGGCTCGACCAGCGGCTGCACAAAGCCCGCATAGACATTGGCATTGCCGATCTGCGCTGCCGCCACGCTGACGGTCAGCTGCCGCGCCGCCATTTCCTGGTTGGGTCCGACCAGGAGACGCATCTGGGACCCGACCGCGATGGGCAGGCCGTCGAGGGTCTTTTGGCGCATCACCGCGGCACGACCCAGCGCCAGGTTCGGCAGGTCGAGGGCGGTGCCGGCCCCGGCCTTGTTGAGCCGGGCCGCGCCGGTGGCGAACACTGGTGCCGCGCCCGTGGTCAGGGTCGGACCATCGCCATTGGCGGAGTTGAGCAGGCCATAGGCGGTGGCATTCTCGAAATCGGCGACGCGACGACCAATGGCGGCGGCGAAGTCGGTGAAGGCGCCGAGATCGTCATTGACCAGCATCTGTCGCGTGACGCGGATGCGCCGCGCGAAGGTCTGCAGAAAGACCAGCTCCTGGCTTTCCGACATGGTGCCGGCCTGGACCTCGCCATTCTCGGTGAGCGGCAGCAGCGTGGGGAAATCCCCCACACGGAGGTGGCGATGCGGCTTGAAGTCCCGGAAGTCGCGCCGCAGGAAGATCTGGCGATAGCTCGGCGCGGCCGGGGCATAGGCGGCCAGCAGCATCTTGTTGGCGGCGGCCGAGAGCAGCGCCGGAAAGTCGCTCGTGGTCTGAAAGGCGCGCTCGGCCAGGATGGTGGGATTGCGGGGGATGTTCCGCTCGCCGTGGGCGCGGAGCAATTCGCCCATCATGTCGGAGGGGCGCCAGCCCATGAACTCGACATGTCGGCCAGCGCCGGGGCCAGAGCTGGGCGGCTGATAGCCGGGCATGGATCGAGCGGCGAGCGCCTCGGCCATGGCGTCGAGCAGGCTGGCGGGGCTGTCCTGGCCGGGGCCCGTCTCGGGGCGCGCCGGCAAGGAGGGCCGCGGCGCGCTCTGGGCGAAGGCGTCCCACAGACGACCGCGCAGCACCTCGGGGGAGATGCGGTCGCGGATGGCAGCCGCGCGCATGGCGTCGAGCATGTCGGGAGTGACCAGGCCGCGGGCGCCGGCCAGCACCGGCTCATAGCCGGCGATGCGTTCGACCGCGGCGCGCTCTGCTTCGGCGCGGATGGCGTCCAGGTCGGGTGCGGGCGGGGCGGCGCGGGTCGGCTCAGGCGGGGTGTTGGCCGCGGTGGGTGGCGGGGTGGCAGGCGTAGTGGTCACGGGGTTCTCCTGGGGCATGAGGGCGGGCGTCGCCTGCAGTTCTGCCTGCGCGGTGGGCGTGGTGTCGGGCATGGGGTCGTCCTCGGAAGGAATGGGGTCAGGCAGGGCAGGTTCGAGAGCGATGGCGGGAGCGCCCTGTGGCTCCTCGCCACGCACAACAGCGGCCGCATCCACGGGGATGGGCACGATGGAAATCTCGAATGGTTCCCAATCCACTGCGCGGTGGATGGTCTGGCCGGTGGCGGCGTCAGGCGCCTGGTCGTAGCGGTGGACGCGATAGCCGACACTGACGGCGCGCAGCGTGCCATCGGCGATACGCTGCCAGACGGGTTCGACATCGGCGGCTGCTGAGAATTGCAGCGTGGCGTAGCCGCGGCCGGCCTCGAGGCGGGCGGAGGTGACGCGGCCCAGCACATCGCGCGCATCGCCCCGGCGATGGGCGTTCAGCACAGGGGCGCGTCCGGAGCGCAAGCTGTCCATCCGCACGGCGGAGGGGGCCATGTCCAACTCCTCGGTGATCAGGCCGAGGGAGGGGACGAAGTTGCGAGCACGGGCGCCGGTGCTCCACACCACCTCGACGGTGCGCGTGGCGCGATTCACCGTGACAGGGGCGGCCAGCGCCCGGCAGGCCACGATCGACGTCCCAGCGGTGGGCAGTCGATCGGGCGCAGGATCCTGGTCCGGCGCGGGGGTGCCCCCGCCCGGTTCGATCGGCTCGGTCATCAAGTGTTCTCCTGGGCAACCCCTCAGGGCGCGGCAAAGCCCTGCGCGTTGACGTAGACCTGCGCGCCAGTGGTGATGCAGGCGATATTGACGGCCGTGGCGGCAGTCCCGCGCAGCGGCG